GCGCGCTTGCTCTGCTCAAACGCGAAGGCCGGTGCCCGTCTGACGTTGAACACCGACAGATTAAGTACCGGAACAACGTGATTGAATGCGATCATGGCAAACTGAAACGGATAATCGGCGCCACGCTGGGATTTAAATCCATGAAGACGGCTTACGCCACCATCAAAGGTATTGAGGTGATGCGTGCACTACGCAAAGGCCAGGCCTCAGCATTTTATTATGGTGATCCCCTGGGCGAAATGCGCCTGGTAAGCAGAGTTTTTGAAATGTAAGGCCTTTGAATAAGACAAAAGGCTGCCTCATCGCTAACTTTGCAACAGTGCCGAGTTCTTCATCGTACAGCTCAGACGGCGGCTCATCGTATGACAGTAGCAGTTCATCATCTTCGGATAGCAGCTGGTAGATAATATGCACACTACCGCAATGAAGCTTGATTGGTATTGGACCCAACCAAAAGAAAAAATTAGTCGTTTAGTTGCGTCTCAAGCGATTAAATATTTAACAGAACATAGCTTTAACAGTGATGATGCTAAGTTTTACTTTCGCGAATTTCGCGATGGGTTCTATTACGATGCTCAAAATGATCTTTGGATGCTTGAGTTTGCGGGTAAAACAAAGTGTTTGACGGACGGCGATTGGGGTTTCCTTTCGTCAAACACCAATGTCATACACGAGAATCCCGAAGCACTTCCTCTTAGAGAGGTTGAGCGCATTGCTCTGCGGATGATTACGATCGCAACTGATTAAATAATGTTTGGTTAATTGTTTTTGTGAAAAATATTTGCCATTAAATCAGTCAGTACTGACTATACTTTTCGCCATAAAAGCACACAAGGGAACGCTACAACCGTTTAGCGGTGCTTTTATGAAGTTCAAAATTAATTTTAGGAATACAAAAGATGTGCCTTCACTGTTTTGCAAAGGAAATTGAAAAATCTGGAATGGGCCAAGTGGTAGTTTTAGAAATGACCAAAGATGGTTTACGACCAGCTGAACTCAATCCTTCTACTGATAAAGCCGCGACAACTGAAACTAAAGCAGCTGCAAATCAATTTTTTGTTTCGAATGCTAACCTCGCTGCTGGCCCTGTGGGTGGAGCTGGAGTGCAAATTACAGATAGTGGGGTAATTTCAAGTTTAGGTCTTCTAGGCAAAGCAACAAAAGCTGAAGGCAAAATTAGTACAGCGGGAGCAAATCAAGCACTTCCAAAACATGCAAATTTTGTGGCTTCAGGTGGTAACAAAATCCAAGCGGTAAACATCAATACGTTAGATCAAGCATATACAGCGAGCGAAAAAATGCATCGCTTTGTAGTGCCAAATCTTGATGAGTTATTACTTCGCACGCAACAAAGCGTGGGCGTTTTGAGCGGTTTAAGCGTAGCTTTAAACAACGGCGACGAAAACAAATACTCGGAAGCTGAATATATCAAAGAGTTAATTAAGTTGACCGCTCTGAATTTCATGGCCCTTCAGGAACGCGGTGTTGCTTTGGAAGATGTTGTTAAGCAAATCACTCAAACTTTTGAAGACATGGGCACCCAAACCCTTCGTGATGAAGTGACCAACTTTCTTAAAGAACGTGGTTTCGGCACTGATCTGAAGGCAGGAGCTTAAAAATGCCACGTATTACGGTACATCAAGCATCTGACGGCACACTTCACCGCACTTACGATGAATATGTAAAGCATGAAGAAGCTCTCCGTATTAACCATGCGTATGTCGAGTCTGAATTGCCTGCTTTCATTGATGATGTGGATGTTAAATCGTTCATTCTTGCTAACAAGAATGAAATCGAAAAGATCATCCTCAAATCCAAAGTTAAACGCAAAGCTCAGCCTAAGAAGAAATGATCTCAATTCTCTTCAAAACACTTTTAATCATCCTTGTCGTTGTTGCGTTTGTGACAGCGGCATTTAACACAAAAATTCGCAAATTGGCGTTTAGTCACTTGAACAAGTACAGATGGCAAATCTTAGTCGTTATCACTGTACTTTTGGCTATTTACGTTTATGCGACTATAGGAACTTAACATGAAGTTAAAAAGCTCAATCCTTATAGCTCTCACTGTCGGCATGACAATGGCTTTTACTGGTTGTTCAAAGGTTGAAACTGGTCACGTAGGTGTTGAATCGGTTTTCGGCAAAATGAAAATGGACGAATTGGCTCCGGGTGTGTATCAAACCATCACTCGTGACCTAAAGGTAATTAGCGTCCGTGAAACTACCGTTCCACTTGAAAACATTCACCCGAAGACGAAAGATAATGTATCGATGCAAGAAGTCGATATGGACATTCGTTACATGATTCAGCCAAATAAAGTCGCTGACACACTTTCTAAACTAGCTGGTGACTTGGGGGCAAATAAAGACGGCGACACAGTGGTGGGCGAACGCTTTGTTAAACGCCATGCACTTGAAGCGGTTTTCAAAGCAACGGCAAAATATGATTCCAGCGAAATTCATCTAAAGCGTGATGAAATCGCGGCTGATGTTGTAGCTTCATTACAGAAGTCTTTAGATAAAGAAATGCCCAATACATTTACCATTGCTGGTGCTTCTGTCCGCGCTCTTGTTACTGACGAAAAATTGGAACAAGCAATTACTCGTGCCGCTCAAATTGAATTTGATATATCACGTAAAAAAGAAGAGCAACACCTTGCAGATGCTCAAGCCCAAGTTACTTTAACCAAAGCTCGTGCTGAAGCTGAAGCCAACCGTATTGTTGGTGCGTCACTCACGCCAATGCTAATCAAAAAGATGGAAATTGAAGCACAACAAGCCTTTGCTCAACAAGGCACTCACACTGTTTTACTCCCTTCAAATAGCGCAACTCCACTCGTAAACGTTAAGTAATAGCTGATAAGCCAGTATTGATGTTTTACAATTCAGTCAGAGATCAGTCATCACTGACTGAATCAATAAACCATTAAGCAATAGGCGGTTATGCAATGAAAAATATAGCAAGAAGTCACTTAGAAATGCTTCAGGAAACCGAAGTTTGGTTTGAAGACACTTTAAATCGCTTAACTGGCATTGTTCAAAGCGAAGAAGGTCAAGAGCCAAAGCATATTATTCTCAACACCGGCAAAGAGAAGATTTTGCTTGATAATCCAGATGAAATTCGAATAGCTCAAAACACTATCAAGGCAGTTATCAACACTTTGCAGTTTACTTTCCCTTATTCAACTAAAAATACGATTACTGAGGAAGGCGTTTCAGAATGATTTTACGTGGTTTTGATACCGAGACTACAGGTTTAGAGCAAGCCGACGGTCATCGCATTATTGAAGTTGCAATTTTGTCTTATGACTCAGACACAAGACAGCTCGTTGATAAATACGTACAACGCATCGATCCAGAACGACCGATCGACCCCAAAGCTCAGGCTGTTCACGGAATTGATTATAGCCAGCTTTTAGGTTGCCCTAAATGGGAACAAGTTGCGCCAACTGTGCATCACCTTTTAAGCACAGCTGACGTAGTAATTGCTCATAACATTGACTTTGATATGCCCTTTACGCAAGCAGAGCTTAGACGCGTTGGATCCTTATTACCGCCTGTTCGTCAGTTCTGTACGATGGAAAATGGTCGATGGGCTACTTTTGATGGAAAATCACCGAAATTGGGCGAACTTTGTTTTGCGCTCAATATTGATTATGACCCCAATGCAGCTCACGCAGCCGACTATGACGTCGATGTAATGATGCAGTGTTTCTTTGCAGGCTTAGATCGCGGTTTTTATAAGATTGTGTGATCTGGCCCAATAGCCACAAGTTAAATTTCAAGTCACGAAGGAATCATTGTAATATATGTCCAAGTCCTTGAAATTTAACCTGTGATTATGACGCTTAAAGATTATATTTAAACACCTTGTAGGCGAAGAAGAATTTAAAAGCCTCTTATCAGAAGTGCAAGAAAACATATCAATCGAAACAAAGAGCTTTAGAAACACTAAGCGCATTTCATACGGATGTTTGATTATTGGGTTTCTTTGTTTGTTTTTCCCGCCTTTCTGGATAGGCGCGGTGGTTTTGCTTGTAATCGGCATGGCTACTCATATGATAAAGGCTGAAGTTCAAAAGAAGCTGGATATATTTAACGAAGTTTGGTTTTTCCTAACCGAAGACCTTGAAAGTTCTACTGAGAATTTTGAACGATACAAATATTTGATTGACCAATTGTAACTTGACCCTAGCGATTCATGCGGTTATATTTATCCAATGAGTTGTAAAACTCTCTTTATCTTGTTTGTTTGTTTCGAGCCTATCGAAAGATAGGAAAACGATGAGATAACTTAGTTAAGTTGGGGGAAAGGCAATTGGAAAAATCTAATTGCTTTTTCTTTATCGGCTGACAAATCATAGGATTGAACATGGATAACCTTGATTCTGAAGCCTCTCGCATGTCGCCCGAAGAGTTAAAACAGGCAGGTGAGATACTTTACGGCACTCAATGGCAAACAGAATTGGCTCGCGCGATTGATGTGGACTCAAGCAGAGTAAGACAATGGATGGCGGAAGAACGCCCTATTCCAATAAGTTTGCGTAGTAAAATAATTCTGCTATTAATGGAAAAGAGTAGAAAATCAGTTGCATATGCAGATTATTTAGATCATCAATTTTGAAATTTCCAGACTGGCAAATAACCCCCTCGCGTTTAGTCTCCAACTAAAAAAGTATCTAATAGATTGAATTTGTTAAGTCTAAGAGAATATGAACATTTTTATTTTAAACGATCAAAGCGTGAAGACGGTTAGAAACACTCATAGCGCACTCAAAGGGAAAAAATTGATTGCGCGTGGACAGTTCTCAGGTGTCTACGAAAGCGGTAATTCAGATACGGTTTTAAAACTAAGTATTGACGCTATGGGTTATGAGTCATTGTTTGGCCCCTACTCTCTATCTCGCGAGAGTAATCATTTCACTCGGCCTATCCGGGACTTTGGCAAAGTGGGTGAATTTATTGTTGGCAAAAACATTAGCAAGACTGCTATTACTCAACCCAAAACCATGCCTGTACCGATGTACTTGTATGAGGTTGAACGACTTCATAAGCTACCTGTTAAGGGGCCTAATCGCTCATTGGTGAATCGTATTTGTAAAAAATTACGCATTCTAAATGGTTGTAGCTTTATTGATGACCGCCATGAGCGAAATATCACTTGCTTAATGGATTTGGCGTTTGATGACCATTTAAAAGATCACCCATCGCTTAGCATGAGTTTTTTAACAATGGCTAAATTTTTGAAGCAAAATTCCGATGCATTTCCCGACCTCCACACGGGTAATTTCATGCAACGTCAAGATGGAACGCTAGTGATCTCAGATCCAGTAGGCTCAACAAGCATTTACGAATGCTGTAATACGTTTAAGCCCGTTTCATATGATGCTCCACTTAAAAACGAAGAGTTGAATTGCGCTTAGTAAGTTGACCAAATCTTGCTCAAGGCGACCTTTGCAGCTCGCCATCAAAATCTATTTTTTGTCCAACGGCGGTTAGTCATAATTCATTCATCGAAACAACGCAATGAATGAGGTAAACATGACAGCTCAAGCAAACATTCAACAAGATGAAGTTTTTCTTGAACAGCTTTTTGATGAAACAACTGATTTAACTGATTTAATCAATGTTCTTGATGGTCAAGGTTCTACAGCTCAAACGACCGAAGCAAGCATAGACGACGCTGCTTTATCCATTGAAGATCTTCAATTAGATGCATCTTTAGTTGAAGAGGTTGCCACACAAACAGAAGTTAAAACTGAACAAGTAGCGACTGAACCACAAGATACTCTCGAAGGTCTGATTGAAGATACTGATTTTGATGCATCCGCACTCGACTTATCTTTAGCGGTTACAGAAGTTTCCACTGAAGAGAAGAAGGTCGAAAAGAAGTCTAAAAAGACTAAAAAAGAGACTGAAGCCGCTAAAAATCAAGAGAATCAGCGCGAAGCTTCACCGTCTACTTATCGAACAACATATCAAAATAGCAAAGTATCGGCTGTTTTGTTGTCTCGATTAGGCGACGATGCTTATGACCACCTTCTACTTGAAGTTGAAGATGCTGAATTACTTGAAAAAGATCCAGAAGCTTTAAAAGCTAGACAGCAAGAATTGTTAAACATTCTTAATGCGCGTCCGGGTTCAGGTTCGTCTATTACGACTCAAAAGAAGGTTGCTGAAAAAATCGTTCAACTCTTCACATGGTTGAAGAATGGCGGTGAATTAAATGTTGTTATGCATCGTACTTTTGGCGTTTTGTTGAAAGACGGTTATATCACAACAAAGAAAACGGGTAACTTGTATTCAAATCTTCTTGCAAAGCCTTACTCTCCTGGTACTGCAAGCGCACAGAGCGGTCAGATGATGCAAATGTTACCGATGCTCAAAATTGCCTTGAAAGATGAACAGGGTCGCTTAGTGCCTAATCCAAACTCTCTTCTTTTGATGAAGATCAAAAGCGAATTATTTCCAGAGCTTTAATCAGTGATGATTAGGAGGGTTCGCCTTCCTCAAATTCGGGTGCCAATTATGAATTTAAGTGTTTTGAAGAAATTATCTACAGAGGCCCTTTTCCAACTTCAAGAAGGGGTAAAGCAAGAAATAGAATCTCGTATAGATTACAGTATTGAAGTTGGGCGATATGCAACTTTTGTTGATTCCCGAAAGGGCGTCAATCGACGAGTTCGCATCACCAAAATAAACACCAAAACAGCAACGGTAGTTGAAACGAGCGATAGTGCCAATCCGGGTCTTGAGTGGCGCGTAAGTTTTGACTTTTTAAATGTAGAGGGCGTTCAAAGAAAGAACCCTATAACAACCTCTAAAGTCGAAGCGCCAAAGAAAATGGTCACAAACACAAAGAATGCATGGTAAAGGGCAATTAAATTGCCCTTTTTAATGCGCGTATTTTCTCGTATATCGCGTTTGTTCGTCACGGTTAATAAATTACACCCTTTTTATCTAAAAGCGCTTAAAACGCATTTTTTTATAAATAATCACAATTCCAATTGATCAGTCAGTACTGACTGTTTATAATCCGCGATGTATTTTATATATTTATCTCACCGTATTAAGAGATAAGCGCATGAACATATGTATAGATCAGTCACTATTTAGTGATTTTAATGACTCTCATATTATTTATTCTGCAATGACTCCGCGTGAAGAGTTTCGTCTTAACGGATGCTTATGCCTCGCAACTCAACAAAAGCTTATTGAGCGGGTTGAAGACTTAGAAGACGAAGTAATCGATAAAGACGCGATTGAAGGCTACTTAGGCGAAATCAAAGGAAATTTAATCGATTCGAGCGATTTGAAACGTCTTTCAGAAGAGCTTTTTGCACTGCAAGGACACTTGCGCGGAGAAAACCGCAAACGAATGGCTGAAGTAATGGAAGCATTCACTCACCTACGTCATGCGGTTGAAGGTCAAAGCGAATATGCATGCGAGCAAATCAAACATGTGGTCGAGGAATTAAAGCTGGCAAAGTGAGACGCCAGCATTTAACCCCAAAATTATTTATCTATCATACATTTAACTTAACAGAGAGTCGCAACCATGACACAATATCTTCGCCAAAACGACACTTATCACTTAGCTCCAGATGTAAGTGGCGTCGCTATTGATAGCTTGCCTGCTGGTTTTTACCGCTTATGTTTTCATGACAAGCTCGGTTTCTACCTTCAAATCACCAACCCGCTTACATTAATTCCGAAAGCGTATGGTAACGCCTACCAACATCAAGACCGCATCATGGAAACCTTCAATGAGCGCACAGAAATACCCACAACTATCATGCTTGAAGGTTTTAAGGGTACAGGTAAAACTCTATTAGCTAAAAAGCTATGCGTTGATTTTGTGAAAAGTGGCGGTATTTGCATTTTACAAAGTGAAGCCTATGTCGGTGATGACTACAAAGGCTTCCTTCAAAAAATTAACCAACAAAAAATTGTTTTCATTGATGAGTTCGACAAGGTTTACACCAAGCCAGAACAAGTTAATGACATGCTAACACTTCTTGATGGCATGTACCCAATGCACACACTTTTCATTCTCACTATGAATGCGGATTCTCGCAGCTCGCGCTATGAGTACTTCCATAACCGTCCGGGTCGTGTTTATTACAACATACACTTTGGCAGCATCAGCGAGTCAACCATTCGCGAATATGCAAACGACGTACTAATAAACAAAGATCGCATCGACGAAATTCTTGAATACGTAGGGCGTTTCTCAATGTTCAACATGGATATGTTGACCATCTTAATTAAGGAAATTAATAAATCAGAAGGTCAAAACATTTCAGTCCGCGATCTAGGCAAGTTTTTAAATATTAAACCTACCATTTCTTATGATGATATTCGCCTTCAAAAAGAAGCAACCTACAAAGGTTATGACGTTTCGGATTCATTTGACTTCACTTACTTTGATGCGGACTACATCGAACGAATGATGACAGACGATACATTTGAGTTCCGTTTAATGATTCGACCTAATGGTTTCCGAAAAACCGACGATGGCAAACTTTGGGAAGACGAAAACGGCGATGCTAAACAGTGCATCGGCTTTATGGCTGAAGATAAATTTATTGAGCTTGAGCCATATCACCGCATTGTTAAACCAAATGACGTCAAGTGTGAGTTTGACCCTAAAACGCGTGTCTTTACCTTGACTGACAAGGAGCATGACGTGGTTGTGACCGTTCAGGCAAGTCCGACCTTCAGCTACCTTAACAAAGACGAACGTGTAGTTAATTTCTAATCCATATCGAAACATACAGGCTGTGCTTATGTACAGCCCGTCTCCTAACTTAACTACTGGATAACGAAAAATGTCACATTCTTATCAGCTATATAGCGTGCTTTCATCTCTAAAAAAATTACATAACGACACGACAGTAAGTTTTTTAGAGTTTGTCAAATCAAAAACAGGATTTGAAGTTGTTAATTCGCAAGTGGCAAATGATTTAAAAAACGAACAATACCATTTTGGAGTTTACGACAAAGGGTGGATTGAGTTTGACGAAGATTCGCAAAATGTTATTGACGTAATAATGCGATTGAAAGCTGGCCCAGTTCCAATCGTGGAGGCTTTAACGCTGGAAAACGATTGCATGATTGGGCAAACGTGGTTTCCAAAAGGAACTCCTGTAATAAATCTAATTAAACACGCTGAAGGCGTCTATAAAGCTGAAGCAGTGGCGCAAAACTCTAAGATCGAATTTGGCACCGACGATAACGAAATTTGGTGGGCGCATGATGTGCCATTTTACGGTCGGGTTCAGCTTCAAAGATTTGTAGAACATGGCGTGGTCGAATGGGACATTCATTTCAATGATTGTTGGCAAGGGCCTTTTGATTCAAAAGTAAGTGCAATTCAACACTTAGAAGAATGCATAGCTGAAAAACGCGAGGAGGAAGCGGTATGAGCCTAATTGACCTTGTATATGCGTTTGAATCAGCCACTCGCGCACATGAAAACATTGGCAGTCAACCACTCGAAGATCACGCAATCATTGAGGAAGAGTTTAAGTCCGCCAAAGAAAATCTAATCGTCGAAATAAAAGAGCGCACTAACGACCCGGCTCTTGCTGTTATCCAATACATATTAAGTGACAATGTGGATGGCACCGATGACGCAATGGAATTTTTGAACTATTGGAACGAAGGTGAGTTCGACATTCTTCGTCGTAACTGGAACAACATTCCTGATGAAGTATTCATTGGCGCAGATCCATTATTTAAAGTTGCGCCACCTGTTCGTGTTGGTCGACATATTGAAGGCGTATCAATTAACGGTCTTGAATACATTTTGGATGATTCAAAGCAAATTTGCATATTCAAAAATGAAGCAACCGCTCGTCAATGCCTTGTTAATAACTTTGGATTCAAAGAAGAGCAGTTAGACGACCTTGTTTTTGAAGAGTTGGACCACTCTTATGCTAGTGACATTAATGACTGATGCCTCGCTTTGTCACAAAACTGGCGCCGCTGGGTTTGGATACTGGTGCGCGTCAGACAGAGGCAAACGTGCGGGTGGGAACATTATTAAAGGCGTTGTTAAAGACAGCTACGAGGCGGAATTTAAAGGCGTAGCTAACTCTTTGCAGGCGTCTATCAATGCCGGGCTTATCTCAAAAGGTGATGAGGTTTTAATTCAAGTAGACAACGAGGGTGTTCTCTTCTGCCTTAGCGGTAAGTGCAAGGTTCGTCCTGACATTGCAGTTGTTCTAAATCACATATTAGACACCGCCAAAATGTATGAACTAAAGCTCAGATGTCGACACGTTAAAGGTCATACGAAATTAACCGATAACCGCTATTTAGCGAACCATCATTGTGACAGTAGAGCTAAATACGCAATGAGACAAGCCCGCAAGGTATTGAAGAAAAGCATTGCAGAAAAGGTAATGAGCAATGAAGCAGATTAATGATTTAGGCACAGAAACAAGCAACACAAATTTAGACGGGACGATAGATCCTGAAGCGATAGAGGTGGAAGGATAAATGCCATATTTAGTTAAATGGATTGAAAAAGACACACAACGTTGTGGCGAAAAGACCGTCGACACGCTTCAACAGGCGCGTGAGTATTTGGAAGATGAAACCTACGCGGAAGGACCGATTAAGATTGTTCTTGAGGAAGGTTTTTACTCAGGCATATACGATGAAGTGAGCATTACAAAGGTTGGACCAATAATGAAACTTTGGCAGGCATTAAAACAGGCAGATTATGGCACCGTTGGCTCAGAGACGATCAAGTGGAGTAAAAATTTGCTAGGCCCTAGTCCTGAAACTGAAATTAGGCTTATTCAACTCATTGATGGCGATGGGCATAACTGGGCAATAGTAGATCAATTCCAAACTGTCGAACTCAGCGAAGACCGAACTGTAGTTAAGTTTTTGGATGACTCGAACGCATCGCATGACATGAAATTGTTTGCAAACAGACCCGTTACGCTTGAAGAGCCAAAAATACCAACGTGGCAATTTAAAGCGTCAGCGATAGTTCAAATTAAGGCTGAAACACAGGCGGAAGCTGCCCGGCTTTACAGTGAACACTTCTTTACTCCAGATGAGTTGGATTTCGAAATGAAAGTTTTCGATGTGCAACTTGAGCCGTACACAGGTTAAGGCATAAAGCTTTGCGCATTGGCAACTTAACCCCCAATGCGCAATATCCAAAAAACTTTCAATATCATTAATTTAAGAAAGTTTTCAAGAGTTAAACAAATGCAGACTGACACATTTAATCGTGATGACTTCATGGCGTTCTTTCGCGATGAAGAGAAGCTTAACACGCTATCCAATGAAGATCGTATAGAGATTTTTTCTAGCATACTTGCAGGTTCAAGTGATTTGACTGTATCGCTTCTGGATGAAGTACTAAGAGATTACGACGTGCAAAACATCATTGTTGTTGACGTGGAAAGTATAGACGCTCAACCCATTCCTAGTTCAGCGATGTCGGCACTAGAGAAGGTTCTCAAGTTTTGCAGAGACGGCTTCAATGAAGAGCAAAGGCTGTATGAAGAAAACGTAAGCATAGAACACTCCATTAGAACTGACGTTTTTGAAGAAGTTAGAGATTTTGTAGAAGGCTTAATGTGATGAATGAACAAATAGAAATAAAAGAGGCAGCGTACAAAGCAGGCTTTCATGACGGTCGACATGGTACGCCGTGCGAGTTGATTGAGTTGCAGGCTGAAAATGAACGCTTGCGGTATCTGGTAGGTGAGAAGGTTGGCCACCCATCAACCCGTGATTTGCTGGACGCTGAGATTAACAGACAGCTTACAGAGCAAAAAGCGAACGGTGACAAGGAGTTTATGTCAGATGAAGATATAGAACAATTAATTAGGGAGGTTCTTAAAGATCATGACGAAAACCCTAATAAATACTGGAAAAACCTTTATCGACAAATTGATTCCTTGTTAGATGAACTGGCTGAAGAAAAAAGATTAAACAGATCAAAAGATTTTAAAGTTGGACAACTTCAAGATCGAATCACTGAATTGCTTGATGAAAGACAAGATTTGTATGCACAGATTAATAATGCAAAACAAATTCCAGATGGGTATGTCGCAATTCCTAAGAAAATGCCGCAATCAACAGTGGAAGCTTTGCATTACGGTGGGTACAAATGGGGAGATGAAGAGGGAACGCGAGAGTATTTTGAGCCTGTGTATTCCATTGTGGTTAAAACGGCTGGCAAATCTCAGGAGGTCATTAATGAAGATTAGAGTTCGCTTTGATGCATTGGAGGGCAAGCCATGAGCATTGCAAAGGTTCGCTATTGGACAACAGGTGAAATTAATAAGCTAATCACCTTACATTCTAATAACACTCCAATTGCTGAAATAGCAAAGGAGCTGAACAGAACTGTAGGAACGATCAACTCAAACATTGCAAGGCTACGCAAGAGTGGCAAGTTACCACAGCCAAAGACAGCGTTAGAGCATATTGGCAGCTTAGAGAGAGCTAAAAAGCTAGTTGCGCAAGCTGAGGCACGCGGATTCAAAACAATACCGATCAAGACGGACAATGGCTATTCGCAAACGTATATCTGGCGCCTCCGCACATTGATTCAAAAAGCGGAGCAGAAAGCAGCATGACTTGCAGAAGAATGCCCGGCGGTTTCGTGTGCCTGGTTCCAACTTTTAGATTGCGCTTACTTGATGGGCGATATGTATACATGACATGGAACAACTACTGTGGCCCGCTCTTCTCACATGACCGAGATGAAACTCGTGTGATTGAAGATTGGCACAAAGACGAAATGCTCTGTAAGGCGGTTGATTGGTTTGTGGGAAGAGGCAAGAAGGCATGAAGCCATTAGTAATAATCTTGGCGTGCGTTGCATTACTTGGATGCACAGCAAACTCAATCAGCACCAATGTAAATATCAGCGTTTGCATGCAATGCATGCAGTATGGCTAACACACAAGGCAACGTATGTTGCCTTTGTCTCCCCTATTTTCAATTGTGAAAATTACTCTATCGAAACAAATAGAGTTAAACATAATGCAACCAATCGTCACCATATACCGCGCAGTAAACGAGCTTTTCTCTAATAAGGCTCAGACCGCAATAATATCCGCAGATCAACCTTATCTCGCTGAGATATACATTGGCGAACCAGATAAGCACATGAACACCTACACAAGTGCAGAAACGGGTTTAAAGCTACAAACCACTATGCGCCTAGATGAATACAAGCAAGAGTTCATAGATGCTGTAATAAAGGCGGTTGCTCTTATTGCCGACGGTTACTCCGAATATAATCAATTAGTTTGCGAAGAGAGTGAAGAATATTTTGAAATGACTTCCAAAATACATTTAGACACCGCCACTAACGCTCTTTATTACAGTGATTTTACGACCACAGATCATGGTCTTTAAATTAAAGTCCACTAATTTAACCGCTCCATCGTGAGCGGTTTTTCTTTATAGATAACAACGCCTAAGCCACAAATTGTTTGTCCAAAAACCGATTGAGAGAATTACTTCATCGAAACAAGCAAAGAGATTTTTAAAATGACTTACGAAACTAACGATCAAGTGACTATAGAGCAGTTTTTAGCGAAGTTTTCTAACCCTGATAACAAGAAACGTTTTCGCTTAGAAGGCTTCAGCTTTACGCATCAACACGGTTTTAACCTTTACTTTGATGAATACGACGACTTCATAGATGAGTTAGGCGATGTAGAGATAGAGTTTTGGCAGCTAGAAGACACTTGGGCCAACGAAGAGATAAAAGTCTCATCATTCAAAATGCTTGAAACTTTAATTGAGTTTTTAGTAAGCCTTGATCTTGATGAAGTTAAAGAAGTTGGCACATACGCTGCATTAGTTGAAGGCAACTATGCTGATTGGTCAAACGTTAAAGAGTGGCACGAAGATCGTTACGTGTGTGACTACGAAAATGACGATGATTTTGGACGCTATTTAATTGATGAATGTTCTGCTTTGGAAATACCAGAGGACATTCAAGGTTATTTCGACTATGAACGTTACGGGCGCGACGCTTTAATTAGTGATTATCTTGTAGCTGAAGGAAAGGTTTACCGAAACTATTAAGACCAATATTGAGCAAATATTTGCACTTTTTTTATGAAATCGATCATTTTTGAGCAGATATTTGCGCAATTAGAAAATAACTAAATAATAGCCCTGAATGCTCAGGGCTTTTTGTCTAATCACTTCATGGCTTTGAGCATCAAATAAATGAGCCCTATCGCTCCAAGAACAATTAATGCGGTCAACATACGCCGTACTCAATTCACGTTACATGCAATCATTATAATGAGTTTAATAGGAAACACGACAGGCGATATAAACGCCTCCCCTTCTCAATCCTACTCGGTATTTATACAATACTCACATCAAGACAACGAAGCTCTTTAGATAGAATATTCGAGTGTATTGATAGAGAAAAAAGTCTCACAAGTCACCTTTTTGCCAGCTCTACGCCCCTCTTTAGAGCTGGCTCTTTTTTATCTAAAATAAGCAAAAACAGACAGTTATAGAGATATTATTATACATCATTGATTTATAAGTATTTTTATACAAATAAACTGACTTGTAACTAATTCATTACTTACCCGCCGAACCATGCTAAAACCAGATAAGCAAACACTCTCACTTAAACCGCTTATAATCGCTTATAAACGCGCGTTAGAGACGCTTTTATCACTAAGATGATGAATCATACTAAACACAAGCAAAACGCTCTCTAAAACGATTCTATGCGCAAATAGCAAATTTACTTTAAGGCTGTATTTTTTACCTGAACGCTATAACAAATTATCAGGCACAGAATGAGGCAATTTATCTCTAGGCTGAAATATCATATTACCGTATTACCATACGACCATACATACACACGGTAATATGATAATACGGACTTACTATTCAAACACCAGACAACTAAATTCCAAAACGTACTAAAGAATAGATAACTTACTGACAAACAATCCAACTAATCTACAACTAAGCCATAGAACAGCAAATTTAACTCAAACAGCATATTTTCATAATGCTATCTAAATAATCAAACTGATAAACAATAGAACAATTGCAAACGATCTTAAAAACAATCAATCAATACAGACAAAAACTCTAACAACTACACGGATAATGATAAGTACATACTGAACACTATACACAATAAGGATTTCACTAAGTATAGCTAGAAGGACAATTCATCATACACGGAGAGTAAGAACAATAGGAAGTATGTGTATAGGCGGTTATAGAGTAATAACACATAGAGAGAGGAGTTGTGCAATGTGCATGGAGCGACCGAAGGGAGCGGTGGATTCTGTTGTTAAAAAATTGTTTCAGCCAAACTTCTTACACTTGAAAAATCAGTAAGCACTGACTACAATTGCACCCAAGATAGTTTTCACTGCTGGCAGTGGACCCATCTTGCTTTTCGATAGGGGTGCGTTTTGCTTAGGGTCGGCGTTTACCAACTACGGAATGTTCGCATTCCGATGTGGCGCGGATGAAGTAGATGCCTTCTCCCTTCCTTCTCATGTAAATGTCTTTTTAGGCTATGGGGGGGAAGGGGGGGCATTTTCACTTCTTCTAGCGTTTTCACATCGGAATGGTCATGACTTAAAATCTTTATAGAGAAAATGAAAAATCCCAACAAATTTCCTGAACTAAATATTTCCTAAAAAATCACACATACACACAGGCAAGTGGAACAAAAATTTTCGCGCCGAGGCTATTCCTCACAGCTGCCAATTCAAAATATCACGGCGAATCCTCGGAATGTTCCACGCAAAAACTGGCATGTCCTCGGCACAAACATGCGGTTAATCGGAATAGGCGATTGATGAATATTGCCTATGCCATGCGGTGCATATCCAGCTATGAAATATCACAATACATATCGAAACGAACAACGGGTTTAATCATGACTCAACTAATAACTAAAGCAGGCGACTACCGCACACGCAACGGTAGCCGAGTTACAGTTCACGAAGTAAACGGTGATGGCACATTCGCTATAAAAGGCTCTGTTTGGAAGATGTTTAGAGGTAAGCTACGCCCACGCGGTTTAAATACATGGAAACCTTGCGGTCACAATCAAGCCTACAATCACAGCGACCTAGATATAGTGGCAGAGTGGGGCGGTGTCAGTGAGGAATTGTCGATAGGCTGCAATTGTTATCCAAAACAAACCGACACAGCGGAGTTGAAGATATGAGCAAAAAAGACTTAACGTCTCCAAGTCCTTAAATTGTTTGTCCAAAATCAGCTTGTGAAAATAGCTCTATCGAAACAACATAGAGATAGAGCTATGAAAACTTATGACAGCAACGATGAAGTAAAGAAAAGCGACTGGACCTTTTCGCATATAGCTGATTTAGATGTGTTAAACGTACATTACGGTCAAATCATCTTGTTGAACTCTGGAATTGATGCTTATGCGCTTCATTTGTCTGTGCATGAAAATGAAGAAGAGATTCATTATTTAGTAAACGTTTGCAAAGTGGACGCAGATAAGCATGAAAAACTTGAAGCGTATAACCTTTCACAGACCGATGACTTTGTGTATGAAGTCTCAAAGATAACTCGACAAGTAATATTTACGACTTATATCGAAGCTCAACAATTTATGTGTGAGCAAATGCAAGAATTGACACACTTAAACTTTAAACGCTAACACTCTGAACCGCTCTGTATGAGCGGTTTTCTTTTGATCATATTGTTTCCTAGGCCAATCCAATTTTCACTTAGGCACAGGCCTAGGCATTTTTCATGAGGCCAATCCTCGGCACATCCACGGCGCGGCCACCCCCCATAGGCAACATGCACACAACGCCTAAGCCATGTGTTATATATCCACAAACGCATTGAGAAAATAGCTCTATCGAAACAAGCAACATAGAGTTAAAAAATGAAAGTTACAGCACACCGTATAGCGAGATCAGGATATGACGCAGTAATTATAGGATTCGATCGACCGTGCATAATATCTTTATATCTACACAACGTATCTCCTCTGTGCGGTCCAAGTCACAAGAATGACGAGGGTGTTTTTCGCTATAGCTCTCACTCTAAAGAAGATGCGGATAATAAAAACCTATCAGCTAAAAACTATACGTATGTCGACGGTTTGACAATTAAGGACTTCTACGAATACTTCAGCACAATGGATTTATCACATCTTAATCACGAACAACACAAAGCGCTATATGCAGCAGTTGCAGAGATTAACGACATTACAGACTACTGCGCACATGTAATTGACCTCATAGATGAAGAAGATGACGAAGAAATCCAACATTATCGAAGTGAGCTAAAGCGCACTGATAGCATGATAGTGGACCTAGAAAATTGTGTAATAGAATTTTCTGATGGAAGCAAAGCAACATACGACGACTTGCACAATTAAGCTGACACATTGATTAAGTGAACGCGGTTGAGCTTAATTGACCGCCTTCATGCTGTGTAGAACAGCGCTGATGCTCACTCAACATGGACATGACTGCACCGCTCTAACTTGAGCGGTTTTTTATTATCGTACGCAACATGCCTAGGACAATCCAAAGCAGATCCACGCCCCATCCAAGAGTGAAAAACGGCGTTGCCTCGGCTGAACTATAGAATTTTCCTAAAACCCCCGCACGCTCGCATAAGGAGCTGCCACTCGCCTCAGTGCCGCCGTGGAAGAGCCACACGGCAATCCAATTTTTGATAGGAATTGCCTCGGACGTGATCACCCAAAAATCGCGCCAACCCTTGTGCCATAAGGTTTTCATTGATTTTGACTCTAATTTCGTTTTTATTTTTAACGAGTGATTATTTTGCGTTCAAAATTAACTTGCAACAAGTCAATTTAGGTGCAATTATTCACTCAGTCGGTTAGCTCGAAACAAACCGACAAACACAACTTAACTAAATAGAAGGTTTTATCATGACAACTCAAATTATGCGTAAAAATGCTATAGCTAAACTTGCTAATGAATTAAACAATGATAGTGAATTGCTTAATAGTGTATTAGAAGGTAAACGCGCATACATGCATTTAATACAGCAACGCGCAATAGTTCACGCTGATAAGTGCATAGAGAGACAAAACAAGCGCATTGAATACTTAACAGCTATCACTAAGCACAAAAAAGTTTTAAAGGTATCTAAAAGCGCATTTATGAATGATTTTATTAATAGATACATGCTTAACTTTATGCAGTACCGTAGCATTGCGTTAAACGTGCATAACATACGCTTAACAGTGATTTAAGCACTATAGTCGATAGATCATACCATTTTGAATAAAACGCTCTAAAAAGGGCGTTTTATTGCATTTTAAAGCATGTTTATTTGTTTGATCAAAATTTAAACAAATAAACAAATTATTTTTAATAATTGACTTGTAACAAGTCAATTTTGTGCTAATATGTACTCATACCGAAACAACTTACTCGAAAAAGTTAGACGGTATCTAAAACAACTTAACCGATGTGAGATTTTTACTATGAATACTAAAGCAAACCTTGATCTTTTAGCTGCTGAAACAACTATAGAAAACGCTGCTACTGCTAAAAAAGAAGTTAAAACAAACTTCAAAGCACGCGCTAAGAACATACAAAAGACTATTCTTGCGAACCTTGAGATACGCAAGGTGCATCAACCGTTATCACGCGACATAGTAAGTGAAATTAACTTTTTCTCTACTGATGCAGGTTTAGCAACTATAGAGCAATGTTTAATTAAAGGTATCGAGCTAAAAGCATTCGCTGACATTATCGGTAATTACAGTGAAGATATAAAAGGTAAAGACGGTTATTTAGCAAGCAAAGCAATTGTTAAGTGTCGCAAGCTCATGCAAGCAATTGCACAAAACAACTGCATGAAGATTGACCCGTACACACGTTCTATTTTGCGTAATTTAATCGAGTTTAAACAATTACGTCATTTTGAGCTTGAACGTTGCTTGTGTGCTGCTATAGAGAACAAAGACGGGTTAGAGAACGTTAAACGCGTTAGACAGTATCATAGTACGGGCATGAATACCGCACCGACTCAAACATGTTCAACTAAAGCAATGTTACAAATGTTCAATATATGCGACCTTGTGAAAGGGGAAAAACACGGTATGGTCAGCTTTACAAGTGAAGACGTGACCGCGTTAATAGTCGAAATGTTTAAAACATTCACTATCGAGAAAAAACGCTAATTTAAAAGTCAGTCACTACTGACTGCATAAGCGGTCAGTAGCTTGTAAGGTGCGATGCTATGAAAACATTAATAATTATTATCATAAATGTGTTCGTTTTAATCATGCTTGCTGTAATGGTGTTTTATACAGTTAGCGGTGAAGTGTCATTGAGTTTTGCAAAGCTGTATTTTGCTATGACGTTTATATTTTATGTGTGTCTCGCGCTCTTATGCACATATATCGAACATACAAACAAGCGCATAGTTTTAAATTGACAGAGAGTAGCGAAGTCCTAGAGATTTCGCTCAACCCCGGATGCATAGCCTTCCTAAATCTCCGACCTCCTATAACGTCCTTATATTTTCAGGACTGGCTGCCGGAGAATGAGTCCTTATACTTCCACATCCTTGTCGGAAAGCCTGATTCCCGCATACTCAATATCGTTATTCAGAATTTTTACGCGCTTCAATTGTAGGAGTCCACACCATCATATTTTTTACCTTATAAAGTATTAAGAATCTTCTGTTTTCTTTTTTGGCCGCCCACCAGCTCTCGCATGAATTTTTGGTGGTTTGGCTTCAGCGAATTTAGCACAAGCCTCTTCAACTACATAGCTCATGCGATCATCTTCAAGAAAACCTGCCAAAACCGAGACAATATCGCCTTGCGTAAGGGTAGGGTACTTCTCAGCGAAACGAGCAATAATCTCTGAGGCTTCTTGCGTCACAGTGAATGGCTTACGTACCAAACCCTTTTCGTCATAGAACTTCTTTGAATCAAACGATGGCATAACTTTCTCTAAAAACTGTCTTGTCGCAAGTAATTATATACATAAACCTTTGTCACAAAAAGAATTGCCACTCATTAAAGTGGCAACCTTTCTTATGCAGACAATCTGGTGAAGCCTAATTGTTCAAAATTGAAATCATTAACAATGTTCTCTCCGAAACCTTTAGTATGCAAAACAATCTCGCGTCGCTGCGTAGCATGTTTTTTGGTATGTGTATTCCAATGGTCTGTAAAGTCGACAATGAACGCCACATTTGGACCAATCTTCTTCGCACGCAAACCGCGACCAATACGTTGACGCAATGCAATTTCAGCCTTACCGCCGCCCGCAAGAATAATCATACCCACAGCTGGAACGTCTACTCCCACATCCAAAATGGTTGTACCAATTAGCGCATCAACCGAACCACTGGCAAGCTTGTTCAACGCTAGTTTGCGCTCAGCTTGATTGTTTTCACCCTTAATGAACTCAGCACGTAAACCATATTGCGTTAAAAGCTCGTTTAAATGCTCGCCATGCGATGTATGTTGCACAAGAATCATCGACGTCAAACCGTAAGCTTTGGCTCGAATAATCTCACTCACAATAGCTAAATTGCGTTCTTCATTTTCTGTGACACCCAATCTATATGCCGATTGCCAACCAGTAGTGCGGAGAAGGTGATCTGGCTTTTTGCGAAGCTCAATATATTTGAAGTAAGGCTTAGCAAGTACACCGCGCTGAATTAGCATTTCCTCAGTGACTTTGATTGCGATCGGGCCAGAGCATGCCATTAGACGCATGTTCGACTCTTCGCTCTCACGCATAAACGGCGTACCGGTTAATGCCAAGCGGTAATGAGCATTCTTACAATAGCGCAAGATTTCGTAGTAAGAATTACCTGAAGCTTCATGCGCCTCTTCCAAAATTACGAACTCGAACATGGAAAGAAGCTTGATGGTTTTTTGACGCTCGATATTCTTTTCGTCAAATTTGGCTTTGGCCTTATTGGCCATGTCTTGATTGTTGGCCTTCAACCATGCCTGCTGTTTAGAAATCAGATCATTTGTAGCAGCTGTAATTTCAGCTGTACTTTTCTTGGCTTTCGCTAACTTGCCCTTCAATGCCACAATTTCTTTTTTGAACTTCTCCTGCACGGCATTGAACAGAACATTGAACTCTTCCTGAATTGTGGTGACTTCCAACTTGCTCATGAATGTCTGTACTGTGCCAACCGACATCATTTTGATAGTCGTCTGACCTTGAGCGTTCACGTTGCCAAATTGCCCATCACCAAAGACAGAACATGGAATGCCCATATCTTTCTCAAACGCATCCTTCATTTGATACATCAGGATTGAGCGCGTGGTGAGAAAGAGGGTAGGGCGAGCAATACGAGCGAAACAAAGACGGGCAATACGTGACTTACCGCCACCTGTAGCAATCTGAGCAATGATTTGGCCATGTTTTACCAACCTGTCCATAACCTCTGGTTGGTAATCATATTTAGAGTCATAACCAAAAGCGTCTACCTGTGGGCGCTCAGGGCCTAAAGGGGCAGGGAAGGGCTTGCGAACAATATTGACCTTGTACCCCTCACGGCGAAGATTGGCAGCGACGAAATGAAGAAAGCCGGCAGGGAAGGAGCAATTTTTATACACAAAGAAGGACGAACGGCCATCCCACTTATGCTGTTTAAAAACAGCCATTGTTTCAGCGCCGTCAACTTGGTACGAAAGCGCCTTTTGAACGATTAGTTTTACTTTTGTGCTGGGCTGACTCAGCACGGCATTTACCGCGTCGGCGGCAATCGTAACTACCTCTGACATATTTATTCCTTTTGCAAAAGACTTATATTGGCACTGTTGCAAAGTTAGCGATGAGGCAGCCTTTTGTCTTATTCAAAGGCCTTACATTTCAAAAACTCTGCTTACCAGGCGCATTTCGCCCAGGGGATCACCATAATAAAATGCTGAGGCCTGGCCTTTGCGTAGTGCACGCATCACCTCAATACCTTTGATGGTGGCGTAAGCCGTCTTCATGGATTTAAATCCCAGCGTGGCGCCGATTATCCGTTTCAGTTTGCCATGATCGCATTCAATCACGTTGTTCCGGTACTTAATCTGTCGGTGTTCAAC